ATGGCTAACAAATACACGAACACGAGCAAGCGGCGGAGCAATATCCTGTATAAGCTCAGAAAGAAGGGCGTGGTATGTGACACGAAAGCGCGGGTGATAGAACTGCCCTACGGTGCAAATCCAGATGCCATTATTCAGGTGGCCCGGCTGCGCAGAGAGTACAGGTTTAACGTTCAATTTTATATCAGTTAGCGCATGGAGAAATACCAGATATTAGTGAAGAAGGGGAGCTTGGGCATGATAGTCGAAGATTGGCTGCTGCACAGTGAGTGCGACCTTCGCATCCGCAAGGCCAAGACAAATGGCTGTCGGGTGGTAGAACTTACAGACCCTCTATATGCGGCGAGAATTATCAAGTGGCTGCAAGCAGCCGAGAAAGTGAACATTGTAAAACTTTAGTGATATGAGCAGAAAAAGACAAATGATTGAACTTTCGGCACCGGCGGTGCTGAGAGAAGCGAGGCCGGAGCGTTTCACTGTGTCGGGTTTCACCTGTCCTGAGTGCCACGGCAATGGCTGGGGCTGGCGGCAGGATGATGGCAACCCTGACGCAGACCGTCGCGGATGGGCGAAAGTGACCTGCCCGACATGTGGAGGCACCGGGGAGGTGGATGCCGAGGTGAGTGTCAACTGGAAGAGGCAGAAAGGAGGTTTGGTATGAAATATAAAATTCAGAGAACAGACTATGCAAGGCTTACACAAGGTCTGCTACGCTTATGTATGATGATAGACAGCTCATATTATCAGCCATATAGCACCGTGGAAGCTTGCATTCGTCTACTTGATAATATATATAGGGAGGCCTTAGACACCAAATTTCTAAGAAGAAATACATGGGAACCCTTATATACTGAGTACAAAATTATCAAAACTGGCGATACATATATGCGCATTGAAAGTAATGCAGGTAAAGTGTATTTAGAATTTCAAATAGTAGAGATATGAGACGTGATTGTATGAAATGCGAGTATTGCTGGCACGAAACTGGTTGCAATTATCCAGACGGCTGTGGTTACGGCATTGACGGCTCACGGGCAATAGGCGAAAGGTGCTACAAGGATGGTAAATTACTAAAAAAGTATTGATTATGAGAGTATATATCAGCGGAAAGATAAGCGAGGAGGTGCTGAGTGATGCCACTCGCGCGAAGTTTGCCAGGGCCGAGGCCTATCTGAAAGAGTGGGATTTTGAGGTGTTCAACCCTACGACAAGCGGGCTGGGCCGAGAGGCAGAGATTAGGGCAGCGGCTAATGGCACGGACTTCTACACCGAGATTATGAAGCTGGACTTGGTGGAACTGGAGAAGTGCGATGCCATCTATATGTTGAAAGACTGGTGTGACAGTCCTGGCGCGAAAGTGGAACATTTCCGAGCCGTGGAGCTGGGGCTGGCCGTATGGTATGAGAATGTTTAACAATAAAACAAAGGAAACATGAAAAAAGGTATGTATGTGGCTATTGTCACAGTAAAATTCAAAGCAGGAAACACATGTGCATCCAGCGTGGCAAAATGGAAGCCAGGCACAATTACTGCGCGTCTGTGCTATCTTTGTCCGAAATACGATGAGAAGAAAGTTCTATATCATGCCCGTGAGAAAGCGACTGCATGGGCTAAGGAACTTGAAAGTAAGAATGAAGGTCTTATGGTGACTTTCACTACAAAAGTTGATGCTACGCGCATCAATAGTGCCGATGTTCTCGATGACGAAGGAAACAATGTAACACTCAGCGGCGATGGAGAACTACAGTAGATTTTATGCCATCTTCAACCGGTTGCCTTATAAGGGCGACCGGGAGGAGTTCAAGAAGAGCGTGGTGATGCAGTACACATGGAACCGCACGGAGCATCTGCACGAAATGACTGAGCGGGAATATAACGACTGCTGTGCAGCCTTAGAGAAAATGCTGGCCCCGGACGCTCGAGACGTGTTCATCAGGGAGCGGAAGAAATGGCGTAGCAGTGCGCTACACCAGCTGCAACTCTACGGCGTTGACACGACGGACTGGAACAAAGTGAATGAGTTCTGCAAGCAGCCGAGGATAGCGGGTAAGGAGTTCCGGGACTTGGACTGTGAGGAACTGGAGGCACTGACAAAGAAGATGCGTGCGATTATCCGCAAGCGTGATAAAGAACAGTAATATTAACCCCTTTTAATTTTTTCAAAAACAATGGCAACAAGACAAAAAAAGACCGTGATTAGCGGCGTGACCCGCGAGGCCGCCGACGTAGCATTTGCCACCTTTGCAAAGGCCGATGCAAGTATTAACAAGATCCAGGCAGAGATTGAGCTGCAATGTGCGAAGATCCGCGAGAAGCGCCAGGCAGACCTGACCCGCCTGACGGCTGAGAGGGATGCAGCCTTTGAGACCCTCCAGAGTTTCGCCACCGAGAACCAGGCAGAACTCTTTGCCAAGAAAAAGAGTCTGGAGATGGCTCATGGCGTGATAGGGTTCCGCACCGGCACCCCGAAGCTGAAGACCCTGAAGGGCTTCACATGGGCGAGTGCTCTGGAGTTGGTGAAGACGTTCCTTCCCAGCTACCTTCGCCAGACAGAGGAGATAGCGAAAGACCGCCTGCTGGCCGACCGCGACCTGGAGGCCGTCAGCATTACCGATGACGGTCTGACAAAGCACGACGTGGCCATGAGCCAGGCGATGGCGAAGTGTGGCATCCAAGTGGTGCAGGACGAGACCTTCTTCGTTGAGCCGAAAGGCGAGGAAGTGGCGTGAAACAATGCGGCAAAACCGCATTGCGCACTGAAAACGACTAATACCCTTAACGTAATGGGCTGCAAGACACCGATTTTGCAGCCCGTTTTGCTTTTAATCAAAGGAAAATCACTATCTTTGCACGGGTAAATAGCGTGCGCAATGGGAAAAGGTCGAGACAAGGATTTGGTTCGTCTGCGGGATGAGGCTTTGTGCCGTCGGTATTATGAGCTGACGGAGCGGCAGCGGCTGCGTTTCGATGATGCTCTGAAGGTTCTTTCCAAACATGAGTTTTTCATCAGCGAGGAGCGCATCATGGCTATAATAAGGCGCAAGGTCGGCGAGCTGGAGGTGCTTGCGCTAAAGCCGGTGCCAAAGGTCAGGATGCCGAGACTGACGGCGCGGCAGCTGGAGCTGTTCACCCTCGACGCTGACGCGCCGGGCACAGTGGTCACTACTCTTCCATCACCGTGAAGCGGTAAAGCGTCTCATATACCTTTATATTGCCTGGCAGCGTGTAGTCACGCGACTTGATGCGCGATAGCGGCCAGACGTTTTCACACTCATCAAATTCGATTCCCTGAACGGCCTTGTGTATATCCTGCGCAAGCTGTAGCCGTTCATAGATGGAATATTCCTGCGTTGATCCTACGTGTACGTCATCGTAGCAGTCGATGGCGAGGCGTACAGAGATGGTTGCCGTTCCACGTTGTGAGTTGCCCCCTTCTTCAAGGTCTTGCCAGTCGGTATCGGTATTGCCTATGAGTACGCAGGGGAAAGTGACGGGATAGGTGTCCTCCTGTGTTTCCAGCTGGCCGCAGTCTTCGGCCACCAGTGAGAGGTTCGGGAACTGTTGCGCGATGTGCTGCAGGAGTAGAAGTAATAGTTGTTGCATGATGTTATGAGTTTAGAATGTTCTTGATTTCATTTTCGGCCTTTGCTACGATTTTCTCGTTGAGTTCCTGTGATGGTCCGATGAATTTGCGCTGCGGGATGTGGACATGTGCAGTAATGTCGAGCTTTTGTTTCTTGGTAAGGGCGAGCGCTTTCCACATCCCAGCGGGTGAACCGCTGGGCGCGCCCTTTCCCCCGGCCTTGAAGAACTGCGCCCATGCAAAGCGTCGCATGTCAGGTGTGACGGTTGGGTGCGTTGTGATGGTGAGGTCCGCTCCCTGGTTGTGTACGGCAGCGTATGGTACTGTTGTGCCGACGATGACCTGTGCGTCGCCGGGTACATAGGTTATGGATCGTGAGAGCGTGGGGTGTTCGGACAGTAGCGGTCCGTACTGCGCTTTTGTTCCTTTACCGTACTGCTGCCGGTGTGTTTTCGGCCATGGGTGGAATCCGTTATCGACGAAGCCGCCTCTGCGGAAGTTGTCATCGTAATGGTCTTTTGCTATTCTGCCAATCTTGACGGGTAATACGCGGTGTATGGCATCGCGTATTTCCTTCTCTTTGGCCTTTACGAGCGCTGTGAATTGTTGTGGGGTCATAGATGCTATAGTTGTTATATACGGTATTTGTTTTTGGAGCGTAAGTCTTTTGCCATGATTTTAACCGGGGGTTCGAGTGAAGCCTGTAGTTCGTTGAGCTTACGCAGGCCACCCTCGACGGCATCTGGGCCGTCAGCCGGATATTTGAGGTTGAGGGTGAATAGCTTGAACTGGTCTTCCAGTTCCTTCATGTGCGGGTTTTCGCGTTCGTCCTGATTCAGGATGAGGTTGCCTTCGCGGTTGACGGGTTCCAGGTTCGCCTCGATACGGGTGGCCTTGTCTGTTTTCTTTTCCTCGTCACCCCGGATATAGAGGTCGATGCCTTTCTCCTTCCTGACTTTCTGAACGAGCGGCTTGAATACCTGCTGAAAGAACGGATCCTGGAGTTTGTTATTCTCCATGTAGCAATAGACGTTGGACTTCCCACCGACGAACTGTAGCAACTGCACATACCAGTCGATGAACTCCGCGTTCAGTGCGTGTGCGAGCCGTGCCTTGATGACATAGAGCTTGTCGGCCATCTTCCCCATGAGCATGACCGCCTTGAACGATACGCCCTTCTTTCCCTTCGATTCGCCCGGAGCCGGGTCACCGTAGATGACCAGTGCGCGGAACTTCGACAATGGGGGTACTTTTCCGTAACTAATCTCCTTGAATATCTCTCCCTCGCTGATGGGGTTGTTGAAATACTCATGCTGCTGTGAGAGGGTGGATATTTTGGAGAGCGTGCGGTCGATGTGCTCCTCTGTGTTCTTTTCCGGCCATGTGCTGCGCCCGTTCTTGTCGCGTATGTTGACGATGTCCCAATTGTCGGCAATCTCTCCGGCTCGTGTAATGCAGCAGTCCTTGGCGATGATGTTTCCGCAGAAGATGATGAGCGTGGGTTCCGACGTTGAGCGCGTGGGATATAGGGCTTGCTCCCACCATTCCCAGCGTTTCTGGATGATGTCCGGGTTCTTGGTGTCCTCGTCGGTGTCGAAGTCATCCACGAGCAGCACATCAGGACGTATGGCCTCGTTACGTGAGCCACGGGGCGACTGTCCTGCACCGATGGCACGGAAGGCCACACCGCCCTTTGTGATGAACTCATCCTCCGTCCATGCGCCGATAGACTGCTGCTTGCCGTAGTAGGCAATGATGCGACCGTTGGCCTCGAGGTTGGCCCGGTATGGGGCAAGGAGGCGGATGGCGTTGTCCTTGCTGTTGGAGGTGAGCAGCACGTTGCGCTTCTTTCCCGTTAGTGTGAGGAAAGAGACGATGAACATGGTGATGGTCGATTTTGCCAGCTCACGCGACCAGGAAAGCACCTCGTACCATTCATCGTGTGCCAGTATGCGTCGTATGGCCCGTTTCTGGAAGTCGGCAAACTCATACTTGGCATAGCCGGGGTAGAAGAACTTGATCCATTCGATGGGGTGCGCCTCCAGATAGATGCGGTGACGCTCACGCTCGGCGTGGCTCATGCTTTGGTCAACCGGGGTGGAGCGCATCACGTCTTCCTTGTATTTCTCCCAATCAACGAGGGCATTTTTATCAATTTGCTTCATTTTTTCGTCTTTTTATTTGTCGTTTCAAAATAAATGCGTATCTTTGCAGCATAAAATCCGTGAAGTTGTAAGTCGTATCAGGTACAGAACTGATTCACCGCTTTCTCCACGGGTTTTGTATTTTCTCAGGTTTGAAGTGGTCTGCGTCCTGAATGGCATGGAAAAGCATATCTCCGTTTTCCCTTTCTTTTACCACGACAAATGAATCTTCGTTAGCAATTTTGATGCGGTAGTAGTGCCAATTCTTTGCATCCCCATGCCCTCTGACAGTATCGTCTTTTATGTCAGGTGACCACCCAAGATACTCAGCCTCTTTCATGATTGCCTCCAGATCATAGCAGAGTGTATTTCTGAGGTAAGTGAACTTATGCGGTTTTCCAGTGATACATTTCACCGCCTGATATGTAAGCCCTATTTCGTATTTTGGCCCATCAGTCGTGCTGACAGTCAGAGTATTTTCCTTGAAGTATTCTCTAACAGCATCCCTGCTATTCCTAATCATTTCAACTTCTGTTCTGTCAATGCAAGCCTCTATATATGGGCAGTGATAGCAGTCTTTTACACGAGCCGTGATAACAGTTGCGAGGCGGGCCTTCAGCGTTGGGTTATAAAATGCGCAATGCTTACAGTCAGAAGGGAAATAGGGGTGGTCATCGGAGAAGACGGCCTGGCTCTTGCCTGGGTTGTCCTTCAGGCCTGGCTGGGGGTTATTCCCAGCGGGGAAACCGCTGGGCACACTCGTTGCCGGTTCGTCGGTGGAGGTGAGGTCACACTTGCAGTTCCAGCGGTCGCCTGGCCGGTGCTCATTCCAGAACGGGTGGTCGACGGGTAGGATGGTGTTCCAGAACGGGCGGTGGTCTTCACCCGGATTGGGTGACGTTGACGGCAGCCATTTGAGGTTGGGCAGTATGTCCTTTTCTGCCTGGAACTGCTGCCAGTTAGCCGCCTGACGTGCGCGTAGTACGGCGGTGTTATATTCCGTCTCGAGCCAGTTGTGGCACTGATGGTCTGCGATAGGCAGCACTTCGTCGCGCCACTGATTGAATGGCTTTAGATTGCCGTTAGAATCAAGCAGACGTGCCGCCATGTCATTCTGTGCGCGGTGTACCTTGAAGGCTGAGAAAACGTCCGTGGAGTGTCGCAGGGCGTGCGTAAACGGGTCATCGCCGAGTGATGGTGCGGCGGTACTGACAGCCTCTCCCAACGTGTGGGCTATGGCGTTAAACAGATTCGGCTCGATGTCGGTATGCGGATTGAAGTCACGGCGGTAGATGTTGCGCAGGGCGGCGGCAATAATGTCATCGTCGATGGAAACGCCGGATGCCTCAGCCATTGGAGCCGTGACGAAGCTACGGCCTACGGCAGAACCGTAGTAGAGTTCGTTGACTACCACTCTAAAGCTGCCCCCCGGTCGCGAGGGGCGCGGGCGAAAAAACCTCCGAGGAAGCCTTTGATTGTTCGGCCCTTCTTTTGTCCTGGCTGCTCACCCGGTTTCTTTTGGGGCTTTGGCTTGTCTGGATCCTCGCCCTGGTCATCCTCGCCCTCATGGAACTGCATGCCCGGCGACGAAAGCATCTGCTGAAGGAGGTGGTCTTCCTCGATCTGCTTTTTCATTTCGTTGTAGTTCTGTGGCTTCTCGATGCCGAATGTCTCGTAGAGATAGTCGTCGCTGATGGGCAGACGGAAGTTTGTCTGCAACTGTACCAGGATATTCGACTTTGCCGTGAGGTCGATGTATTTAGGCTCCGGGAAGGTAAACTCGCCGCCCTTGGTGTTGATGCCCATTGCTGCGAAGATGTCCACCATGTCGTAGTTGAGCACGTTGAGGACAAACTTCTGGTCGGCCTTCAGAATCTGGTCTTCCTCTTTCTTGTGTACGTTACCCAGGGCTTCGCTGCCTGTAGCCTGTGCCTCAGTGGTGAGGGTGTTGCCCAGGAACAGTTTAGACAGTTCCTTGTTGCACCGCTCGCACAGGTTGTCGTAGAGGTCACTGGAGCCAGTCTTGTTGCCCGACTCGATAAGCTGTAGTTCCACGTCGCGGGCATGGATGTATTTTTTCAGTGCTCCGGCCTGCTGTGCGTCCTGAATGACGCGGCGGCGTGCCTCTTCGTCGCCGGTGTCGTAGGTGTAGTCCTCGATGGGCATTCCGAATATTTCCGCGAACTGCGCCCAATCGGCCACGTCATTACGCTTGTAGATGACCCACGGCGCGGCTTTCAGTAGGATTCCGAGGTCGCGCTGCTTACCCACGAAAAGCATGTTGGGGTACTCGTCCCACGACGGGCCGCTGATTTCCCCCTGCCGACGCATGAGCGTGCGGCGCACGGGATCCACATGCTTGCGCGGTATGAGGTCGTAGGTTATCCATCCGTGCTCGTCGCGGTAGAACTGGAAGAGCGAGAAGCCGTAGAACTTCGCCTCCACGATGTCGCCGACAAGGCTGTCAAACCACGGTGAGCGCAGCTGCTCATTCACTGCCTCATCGGGGTTGCCGTTGCGCTGGAATGAGATTTGTGCGGCGTTCACGGCATCGCGTCGGCGCGCCATGACCGATGAGAGATGGGTATCTATACAAATGTCCTCGTAAAGGTCAAGGAGGCGCGTGCGCCGGTAGTAGTCGATGTTGTCGGCTGCGTGTACAGCGTCAATGAACGTGCTGATGTCAATGCCGAACCTTTTTGGCGGCGACAGCAAAATGGTTGACGGCCCCTTCTGTCCTGGCAGCGGACGTAGGCCGCCTGTGGTGATGCGTTTGGCATTATTCTTCTTTCTGCTCATATCTTAAAAATGATTATGTCGTTTGGGGTTAGAGACGATGCGGAACGGCTGCGCTGCTATCTGCCTTTCCTCAGCTGCAAGCGGTGCGCCGTCGATGGAGATGGTACCGGCGGCCACGGCCTTCAGCCACTCAGTGGCCCGCTCGTAGCGGTCTTTCCTGAGCTGCGAGAGTTTAACGGGGTTGTGGATGGAGAAGATGTGATAGATGGCGATATCGAGTGCCATCATCAGCACCAGCTGGTGGCGTTCCGCTCCTGAAGCCGAAAAGATAGCGTCACAGTCATAACGCCCGGAGAGGTAGCATCGCATTTCGGCGATGGCCCGGTCTTCGCAAATCTCCACGAGGGAAGCGTCCTCTCGTGTCAGCGCATCCAGTATGTCACGGTGGATGCTTGCGTCGTAGTCTTCGATATTGATGAAGTTGCTCATATTACAATAGTGTTTTAATGAAGGCATCTGCCAGTCGCGTCACGTCCTTTGCCTTTTCGAGGTCAACGGGCCGCAGGAACTCGATGAACTTGGTTAGTACGGAGATAACGTCGGCAATGCCCACCTCCGTCTCCATCTGCTTGATGGACTTGGATAGCTTGCCGATAATGTCTGCCTCGGTGGTATTGGCGAACCGCTCCCCTTCCGGGCGTTCCTCGATGGCCTTGTTGATGGCTGCCACCTGCCGGTAGAGTGAGCGAACCTGTTCTTCACGTGTGAGGGTGAGTGCCGTGCGCTGCTCCTCCCATTTGCCTGTACGGATCCAGTTGCTGACACTGACACGCGAAACGCCTACACGGTCGGCAATTTCCTGCTGTGTAAGGTTTTCGCGCAGATAGAGGGTCTTGGCCCAATCTTTCTTTTGCTGGTTAGTCAATTCTGCCATATACTATAAATTTTTGAGTGCAAAGGTAGCCCCGAAAAGGGAATTGGGCAAATCGGCTCCGCATGATAACACTTTATAACGGCATGATAACAGTATAAAACGTTATGATAAAACCCCGATTTGCAAGGGTCAGTTTTCGGGGCTACCTTTGCACAAAAATTCGAGAAACAAGCATGAATAAGTATTTCAACATTATCCCTGGAAACGGCAGCTGCTGCCTGTTGCTTTACGGTGAGATTGGCGGCGAAGTGCGCAGCGGCGACGTGATGCGCGAGCTGTTAGAGGCCGAGCGCACCTACGGACGCATCAACGTGCGGGTCAACAGCGTAGGCGGTGAGGTCTATACCGGCATTGCCATCTTCAATGCCCTGCGGCAGAGCAAGGCCGACATACATATCTATATAGACGGCATTGCCGCCTCGATGGCCTCGGCCATAGCCCTTTGCGGCAAGCCCGTTGAAATGAGCCGCTATTCCCGGCTTATGATCCACACGGTGCGCGGCGGCTGCTGGGGAACAAAGAAGGACATGGCCGACTGCATCCAGCAGCTGGACGCGCTGGAGGGAACCCTGTGCTCCATGTATGCCGCGAAGCTTGGAAAGAGCGAGGAAGAGATACGCGGGCAGTATTTCGACGGTGAAGACCACTGGCTGAGTGCCCAGGAGGCACTGGCCCAGGGGTTCATTGACGGCATCTACGACATAGAGGATGACACAGCGGCAAAACCGCTGGCCACCCTGACGGACAAGTCAACTCCAGAGGAGATTTACGCAATATTCAATAACCGGCTTCATACGGAGCCACAAAAATCAAACAAAATGGCATTTTTAGACGAACTGAAAAAGAACCCGAAGTTCAAGGACTGTGCTTCGGAGGAGGCTGCGCTGCAGATTGTGGCCCAGCTGACCCAGACGGCGGCTGCTGCCGAGACGGTGGCCGCAGAGAACGCAACGCTGAAGAAGGAGAACCAGGCGTTCAAGGACAAGGAGGCCCAGGCCTTCATCGCCGAGAAGCAGAAGATGCTCGACGACGCTGAGAAGTGCGGCAAGATCAATGCCGTGACCCGTCCTGCCTTCGAGGCCCTCTTGGAGAGCGATTTCGAGAAAGGCAAGAAAGCCCTCGAAGAGCTGCTGCCGACAAAGCGAGTAATGACCGACCTGCACGAGGCCCCCGTCCAGAAGAGCTCGTGGGACGAGCGCAAGTCACAGATCCAGAACCGCTATGAACAGAACCGCTACGCCTGACGAGTACAGCCACGGCGGCAAGCGTGGCGGCTCTTACTACGGTGACATTGCACCGCAGCCATTCGGTCGCTGTAGTACGGCGACAAACAGAACAAGAAACGGATAAACAACCAAATCAAAAAAAGATTTATGGCAATCGTAATTAAAAACACCAACTACAATGGCGAGGTTCTTGAAAGACTTTTTACCCTCGCCGTGCTGGGGTGCCAGATTGTGGACAAGGGCCTCATCTGCGTCATCCCCAACGTGACCAAGAAGCTGAGCATTCCCCGTCTGAAGACCGGGAAGATGCTCCAGAAGAACAAGGAGATGCCCGATGACCGCGACTCAAAGGGCGGCTGGAACTATTCGGAGCACACGCTGGAGCCCGAGGAGTTCATGGCCTTCACGACGTTCAACCCCAACACACTGTACAACATCTGGCGTCCTTACCAGCCCACGGGCAACCTCGTGTTCACCGAGCTTCCCCCCAACGTCCAGAACGCTCTGCTCGACGCGCTGTCGAAGCAGGTGCAGTTCGAGCTGGGCTGGCACTACATCAACGGCGTTTTCGGCGACGATGACGACCACCTGTTCAACGGCATCCTGTACCGCATGGAGCAGGACGGCGACGTGAAGCGTATCTCCACCGAGGCCACCACCATGATTGGCAAGCTCTATTCCGTCAAGGCCGCCGTTCCTGAGACCATCAAGGAGCACCCGAACCTGCGCTACATCATGAGCCTGGAGGATTGGGAGCAGTACGACCAGGAACTGACCGAGCGCGAACACAAGAACAGCGACGAGACCACCCTGAACCGCAAGATGTTCAAGGGCGTGAAGATTGAGACGCTGGCCGGTTGGCCGAGCGGCCTTATCATTGCGACGCTGTGCGCCCCCGACGAGACCGGCAACCTGTTTGCCGGTGTGAACCTGCCGAGCGACGAGGATGTCATCCAGATTGACAAGCTGACCAATGCCGGTGAGCGCTACTTCTTCAAGATGAAGCTGGAGATAGACACCAACATCGCCTTTGGCGAGGAGGTGATTGTTCTCGACACCCGTGCCCAGAAGCAGTTCCCCGTGAAGACGAAGACGCTGACGCTGAGCAAGAACAGCGTGGAGTTCACTGCCGACGGCGGCACTGAGGAAGTGACCATTGCGGCCACTGGTGACTACCACCTCGTGGGAAAGACCCCGAAGGGCTATCAGGTGAAAGACCTGGGCGGCAAGCTGAAAGTGACAGCCAAGGCCAACCGTGGCACCAGTGACGTGACCGGCACTGTGACGCTGGCTCTCGACAGCGATCCGGGCGTGACCGCAGAGCTGGCCCTGACCACGTCGATGGCAGAAGGAATTGCTAACGGTTAACTGAGGGCTGACTATGGCAGAGCTGAAACGACTTGTCATCCACTGCACTGACACCCGGCAGGGTCGTGAGGTGAGCGGTGCCGAGATACGGAACTGGCACACCTCGCCCAAGTCGAAGGGCGGTCGCGGCTGGAAGCAGGTGGGCTATTCAGACCTGATACACCTGAACGGCGGCGTGGAGAACCTGGTGCCTTACAACGAAGACCAGAAGGTTGACCCGTGGGAAGTGACCAACGGAGCAGCCGGTTACAACTCCACCAGCCGCCACGTGGTGTACGTGGGCGGGCGTAACATGGCGGGTGAGTGCGCCGACACCCGTACTCCTGAGCAGCGCAAGGCACTGGAGAAGTACGTGAGAGCGTTCCACCGGCAGCACCCCCAGGCTGTGATTGTGGGCCACCGTGACCTGCCCGGTGTGGCAAAAGCCTGCCCCTGCTTCGACGTGAAGCGGTGGCTGAAAGAGATTAAACTGTAACAAACCAAGCAGCGAGAGGCAATATGTTCGACATCATCCTACAGTTCCTGCAGTGGGCCGTTCCTGGCGGTCTCGGTGCCGCCATAGCGTGGCTTGTGAGCCGCCGTGTGCGCAATGCCCGTGAGGCCAAGGAGGTTCATGACATCTACCAGGCGATGTACGCCGACGTTTGCCGCGAGCTGCAAGAAATGCGACGAGAGAATGAGAAACTTTACAAGGTTACGACGCGGCTGGAGCGTGCTGTCTCACGTGCTGTTGCTTGCCGCTATTGGCCTGACTGCCCTATCCGCAGTGAGTTGCCGGACACAAAGAACAATGGAACGAGCAACTATCCGGGCCGACACCCTCAGGGAGGGCCGCACCGAATACGAGACAGTGGAAACCACGGCTCAGGCCGTGAGGGGCGACACGCTGAGCCTGACGATACCGATGGAGGTGATGCAGAGCCTCCCCGAGGGCGCGGCTTTCACAAAGAAGGAAGGCCGCACGCGGCTGAGCCTGAAACGTAAGGGTGATGCCGTATTTGCCGAAGCAGAGACCGACAGCATCGGTCGTGAGATACGACACTACGAGCGCAAGGCGCGTGACAGTCTGAGTAGCCGCAATGCTGCCAGCGCAACGGAAACGAGCACGAAGGAAAAGCCTCCTAATGACAGATGGGCAATATGGGTGCTTGTGGGCATGGCAGGAACCATCGGTGCAATTATCGTGATGAAAAGACTATTCAAATAACAATTTAACAGTATTCAAACAATGGCAGAGAAAACAAGAACCAAGGTAACGAAAATCATGGGATGGAAGGACTGCGAAGTGGAGCAGGGCGACACCATCTATGATGACATCAAGCAGGGTACCACCAGCCTGAGCCGTGAAGAGGGTCAGGAAGAGGAGGCCAACCTGGAGAGTGGCGAGGCCGAGGGCCGCTACAAGGCCCCCGACAAGTACATCCTCGAAATCAAGCGTACCATCGGCCCCACCGAGCAGGTGAAGCCCGGATTCAAGGACAACGTGGGTGACGTGGAGGTGAGACCGACCAAGAAAGGAGCCCGCACTGTGAAGCTGACCGGCGTGAGCCAGGACATCAGCGTGGAGTATGACTCCACTGGTGGTGCCGTGGAGGTGCTTCGCTGGAAGACAAAGGGTGCTGTTGACGAGGACGGCAACCTGACAGACATTACCATCGGCACCGTGCCGACAGCCTGAGGTGGAGGGCGTGGCAGAACCACGCCCCACACTATGGGGAGGTAGCTCAACGGCCAGAGCGCAGCGTCATACGGCTGCATGATGCGGGTTCGAGTCCCGTCCTCTCCACGATATGAACGAACAGAATGAAAGAGAACTTGACCATGCCCTTGCGGACATCATTACGGCAAAGCCTCATGAAATCAGGATTGGCCGCAAGACGCTGCGCCTCTACCCTGTGACGCTTGCGAAGACCTTTGTGCTTCGTCGCTGGATGGACGCGCTGGAGATTGATGCAAGTCTCTTGAAGGTGAACCCCTACGTGGAATGCCTGCGTCTGGCCGAGACCCAGCGTGAGAAGGTGTCCGAGATACTGGCCGTTCATTCAGCCCCCAACACTCAGAAGGATCTGCACGACAGCCGAAGCCGTGCCATGAGGCGCAACCTCTTTGCAAGCGTGAAGACGGAGCACCTGGCCGGTCTGCTGATGGCCGTGCTGACGCAGGACAAGACAGAGGAGCTGATGCAGTACCTCGGTCTGTCAGCCGAGCATGAGCGTCTGGCAGAGGTTCTGAAGGTGAAACGTGAGGGCGACAAGAACAACCTGAGCTTTGGCGGCAAGAGCATCTTCGGTGCCTTCATCGGGCAGCTGAAGGAAATGGGCTACACAGATGAGGAGATACTGTTTGAGCGCAGCTACAGTTACCTGCGTCTGATGCTTGCAGACAAGACTACGAGCATCTATCTGAACGACGAGGAACTGGAGAACCTTCCGCAGAGTGCTGGCGGTACGCTGCTGGACGGTGACGATGACAGCGACATGGACGTTCTGGCCGCACTGATAAAGCAGGGTGGTGAGAAGAAACCCCAAAACAACTGACCACTATGGAAGAAGTAAAGATACCCATAACTTTAGACGACAGCGGCTTTGGCACTGGCGCGAAGCGCATCATAGACCGCATGGAGGACACCCAGAAGGAGGTGAACAAGACCGGCATGAGCGTGGACTACTTTGCCAAGCACATGCAGAATGTGTACCGCCATTTCGACCAGTTGACGGCAGCCGTTCATGAGAACACTGCGGCCATTGGCAAGGACAGTCAGGCAACCCGACAGTTAGGCCGAGACTTCGACGAGACCGCCAACAAGGGCGTGAGTGGGTTTGGCCGTCTGGAGAAAGCCGCTATAGGTTTCTTCACCATCCAGAAGGCGAAGGAGTTTGTGGGGAATGTGTACGAAGTGCGCTCTGAGATTGAGAAGCTGGAGACGAGTTTCCGCATCCTCGTCGGTGACAAGGCGAAGGCCGATGCCCTGTTTGCCTCAATCAGGAAATTTGCTGTTGAGACCCCGATGCAGTTGAAAGACCTGGCTGGGGCTGCGCAGACCATGATGGGCTTCGGGATAGCCACGGAGGACGTGATGGCGAACCTGGAGGCCCTTGGCAATGTGTCGATGGGTGACAGTCAGAAGTTCCAGAGCCTGGCCCTGGCCTTCTCCCAGATGTCGGCCACGGGCAAGCTGATGGGCCAGGACTTGCTGCAGATGATCAATGCGGGGTTCAACCCTCTCGACCAGATGGCGAAGACGACGGGCAAGAGCATTGCCGAGCTGAAGGAAGAAATGAGTCAGGGAGCCATCAGTGCAGACATGGTACGCCAGGCATTCATCGACGCGACGAGCGAGGGCGGGAAGTTCAACGGAATGCTGGAGGCACAGTCGAAGACTCTGGCCGGTGCTTACTCAAACCTCGAGGGAGCCGTTGACGACATGCTGAACGAGATAGGCCAGAAGAGCGAGGGTGCCTTTGCCACGGCCATAGAGGGAGCCACCAACCTCGTGAAGAACTACGACAAGGTGGCCTCAGTCATTCAAGACCTGATAGTGGCATACGGAAGCTATAAAGCCGCCCTGATGGTCTGCAATGCCGTAGAGAAGGCATCGGTGGGCATCAAACAGGCAATGGCCGTGCAGGAGGCCCTTCTGACGGCAGAGGCAAAGAAGTTAGCTGCGGCCCGTGGCATCAGTCTGGCAGCCGCCAAGGCTGAGCTGGGAGGTGTGAACTTGCTGACCGTTGCCAAGATACGTCTGACGGCAGCCACGAAGTCGCTGACTGCTGCCATGATGGCCAACCCTTACGTCCTGGTGTCGATGGCCGTGGCCGGACTGTGTTTCGGTATCTACAAGCTGGCTACTGCTGAGGATGCCGAGACGGCAGCACGCCGACGCGCCAACGAGGAGATGAAGAAATTCTCCGACCAGCTGGACGAGCAGAAAAGCAAGATACAAGGCTATATACAGACCTTGCAGGACAGTAACGCCACAGAATACCAGAAAGCCGAGGCATGGGAGATGCTGAACAAGATGGCTCCCACGCTGACAGAGAAATACACCAGGGCGGAACTGGCAACGCTTGATTTGGCAGAGGCGACAAAGCAGCTGAACGAACAAGCCGAAAAGGCAAACTATACCCACCTGCGTGAGGAAGTGAAGAAATGGCAGGAAGCCATTGAGCGCATCAATCAGAACATGCTCGACGATGCCCGTTATAACGGCGGCAAAAATGCGATTTTCAACCTACAACAACTGGAGGGTACGGAGGCACAACTTGACTCCTACTTGAAGAAACTGGCTGAGATAGACCGCATACGTGCCAAGATGATCGAGGACAACAAGCCGCTGGAGATACGCATCCAGGAGGCCAACGAGAACGCAGAGGCCAAGGCTGAGATATACAATTTCTACAAGCGGGCTGCCGACCTTGCCGGTGAGTTGAAGACCGCCCATGACATTGCTGCAGGCACGATAGCCAACAGCAGCATACCACAGGACTACGAGGCTATTGCTGACAGCGCCAGGCAGAAATACGACGATCTCATAGCAGAACTGGAGAAAGATGTCGAAGACCTCAGAACCAAGATTGCCGAAAGCCCGGCCTCCCTGGAACTGGAGAAGGAACTGAAGGGCAAGGAGCAGGCTCTGAATGACCTCCTGCAGATGAAGCGTGAGTGGGCATGGAGCGGTGCGACCACTATCCCGCTTACCTTCCAATGGAATTTCTCACAAGTGGAGAAAGCCCTGCGTGACGCCCAGAGCGGTGTTGGGAAGAACACCGACGGCATGAAGTGGGTGACGGACTATGTTTCCCAGGCTGGTGGCCATTGGGAGAAAGACGAGGCCCACGCCGACACCCGCACGGCAGCGCAGTGGAGGCAGCAGGCATACGGGAACTGGAAGAAAGCACAGAAGGCCGTCGATGAGTTCTGGCTGAAAAAGGAAAGCATGGATAAGGCATCTTTCGACAAGGAGTATGACCGGCTGAAGGGCATAGCAGACCAAGCCAAGAAAGACTACGACAAGCTGAAAGGTCCCAAAGGAGGCAGCACAAACAAGAAAGACCCTTCCGTGGAACGTGCCAAGAAGCAGCAGGAATATCTCGCCCTGATTGAAAAACAACGTGTAGAGCAGGAACGTGCCACAAGGGACATGGAACTGTCAACGGCACAGGCAGAGATTGACGCTATGGATGATGGTACCAAAAAGACGCTGGCACAGATAACCCTTGACTTTGAGAAACGGCAGGAAGAAATAGAACGTGGCTATGAAGACCTGAAGCAAAAGAAGATAGAGGCCGCAAAGAGACTCTGGGAAGCCGACCCCAAGAACAAGGACAGCGTGTTCGACCCCTCCAAGGTCAACACCAACTATACTGCGGCGGAAACAGAGAATTATCAGGCACAACTGGCCGCCAGTATGGCCGAATATGTGCGTGCCATTGCCGAGATGGACATTCCTGACTTGCCACAGTCCTACATACAAGACCGAATCAAGGAAATCAAGGAGGCCTACGAAAGGGAAATCAAGGCCATTCAGGAGGAGGAAGCCAAACTGAAGGAATCGCAGGGCGGGAACCTCACCCAGGATCAGAGCGACGATTACGTCAAGAAATATGCCGCTGCCTACAAAAAGATGTCCGACAATGTGAAAGCACTGGAGAAAGCCGAGGTTGAGCGTGGCAAGAAGAAATACAAGCAGCTGCTGAACGACTTCAAGAGTTACGACCAGAAACGGCATGACCTGGAGAAGAAATACAACGAGGACATGGCCGTCTATCAGGAACAGCGTGAGAAGATTGTAAAGAACGGTGGTGACACAACGGAAATCGACGAGTCCATTGCCGAGCGTACACGTCAGTATAAAAAGGACGTCCAAGACCTTCAGAATGATATTCTAACGGCATCCGACTTCTATACGAAACTGTTTGCCGATGTCTCGGAAAAGGGCTACAAGGCCCTGCGTGACTTCTACCGTCAGGCGAAGGAAACGCTGGACAAGGCCAAGGTGATGGCCGACGGTGTGGAGATAGAGATACCCGTCAAGGATGCCAACGGCAACTTTGTGAAGAAAGCCGTGAAGGTGACTGTTGACGAGTTCCAGAAGATGCAGAAGCAGGTCAAGGCCATTCAGGGTGAGATGGAAAAGGACAACCCCTTCGCAGCCTTCAAGGGAGCCTGGGGTGATCTGAAGGATGCCATGAAGAATGACGGCGATGTTTCCGGGGCCTTGAAGAAACTGAATGCCAAGGGAAAGGAACTGACCTCGACCATCAATGGCTGGGGTGACAGTCTCGGTGCCGTATTCGGTGAGCGTTTTTCCAAGTCCATTGAAGAGGCCATGACGATGGTCAACGGTGTGATGGATATGGGAACCGGCATAGCGCAGATTTATTCCGGCGACATCGTGGGCGGTATCACCAACACTCTGAGCGGCCTCAGTTCCATCGTTTCCATGTTTACCTCCTGGAAGGAAAAGATGGAGGAAATGAGACGCCAGTGGTACATTTCCGAGATTGAGACGGCAAGGGAACTGCGCAAGGAGCATGAGGAGTATGCTGGCATCCGCAGCACCATTTCCGACATCATCAAGGGTCAGGAGGAGTTGAACTGGCTCATTGCAAAAGGCTTTTCCAAGCCCAGCAGCGTATCACTCTGGGAAGCGCAGAATGAACAGTTGCAGGAATATAAGAAAAACCTGTCTGCAGAACAAAAGGCATACGATGACCTGTGGAATAAATTGCAAGGGAGCCGGGGCTACTATGAATGGGGAAACTCTATGAATGGAGGCTCTGCGGAATGGAGTCTTCGTGGCTATAGTGCCGAGCAGATAAAACTGTGGTACAACCAGGATAAACTTTCGAGTGCTGCCCGTGACTATTACGAGGCCTGGGTGGAAAGCGGAAAGACCGTTGAGGAACTGCGTGATCACATAGAGGAATGCTATGCCGCTATGCAGGAGATGGTGATGGGCATGAACTTCGACAGTTTCCTCTCCAGTGTAAAGAACAACCTGCAAGAGGCTCGTGGCGACGTGAGCAAGTTTGCCGAGTTCACAGAGGACACGATTATCGATGCCCTGCTCAATGCCTTCATGTATCAGGAACTGGCCAAGATGGTCGAGCCTCTATATAACGAACTGTCCGAGGCACTCATTGACGGACGTGCAGACGAGGATTTTATCAGGAACTGGAAGGAGAACTACATTAAAACGATGGGTGATGCCACCAAACGGCTGGAAGAAATATCTGCTGCCGCTGGTGTGGACGTTTTCAACGATGGTGGTACCACGGATTCCAAGGAGTATTTCGACAACCTGCGTGACATGTGGCTCTCGACGCTGACGGACATGGAGGCCGACGGTGAGTCGTGGAAGAAGGAGATCCTGCGAGTGATGTTCGAGGATCTTGTAAACGAGACATTACTTGGTGAAGGTTTCGAGTCATGGCTGGAAGAATGGAAGAAAGCCTACAGGGAGGCCCTTGAAGCCGGTGACGAGGAGCGTCTGACCCAGCTTCTGGAGGAACAGGTGGCGAAGCGTGAGGAACTGGCCAAACAGGCCCAGGACATTGCCGACGGTTTGGGCTATACTGCCGAGAGAGAGGAAGCCAAGAACGCTTTCAGCGACATCAAGTCCACCTTCATAGACACGCTGATGGATATGAATGCCGATGCGGAGTCATGGGGCGAGAAGATACGTGAGACGCTGCTTCGAGAGATGGTAGAGAAGACCATCGTGGAGGGCATGGGCCTTGGCGCCCAGATGGAGGCTTTCGGCAAGCAACTGCTGGGCTATCTGACTGACGAAACACTGAGCGACGATGCCCGCCAGAAGGGCATTGACGCAGTGCTGGCAGAAATGGAGTCATCTTTCGACAAGGCCTCCGAACTGGTTCAGAAGATGCGCGAAGTGCTGGGCATAGGCGGAGAGGAAGCAAAGGCAAAATCGCCCTTCCAGAACCTGCGGCAGACATTCCTCAATACCCTTCTTAACATGGAGTCCGACGCAGAGGACTTCAGGCGCACTCTTGACAAGACGCTGGTTCAGGACATGATAGAGAAGTTCATCTTCGACGTGAAGATGACGGTGAACGGCCAGGACTTTGACAACTTTGACGGCTATCTGGAGGACTGGAACGAACGCTATCTTGCCATATTCCAGAACGGCGAACTGACGAAGGAGCAGAAAGAGAGCCAGTTGCAGGCTCTCATTGACGAGCTGATGGCTGAGCGTGATGCGCTTGATGCAGCATCGGCAGACCTTCGCGAGCGTTTGAAGGAGATAGAGGAAAGCGTGGCTGACAGCACTTTTAAGGATATGGCCGACAGTTGGGTATCGACGCTGATGGACATGAAGGCCGGCACCCAGGACTTTGTGAACGACATCAAGAAGCTATTGACGCAGAAGCTTGTTGAGAAGTTCGTGCTGAACAGTGCCTTCGACTCATGGCTACAAGGCATGCAGAGCCAGTATGATGCCATCTTCAACGGCAACATGACAGAGGAACAGGCGGCAGCAGCCATGAACAGGCTGGCCGCAGAATGGGAGGCCAAAGCCAAGGAGATGCAGGAGCAGACCCAGGCCATCTTTGACCTGACGGGCTGGAGCACCATCGTGGAGCAGATGAACTCCCCATTGGCCGACCTGCGCAGCAATTTCCGTTCATCGCTGATGGACATGGAAAGCGACGCTGAGGACTTCGCTGGGGAGATCAGCAAGATTCTGACGGAGGCGTTTATTGACAAGTTCGTGCTTGGCGACGAGTTCGACAAACGCCTGGCTGAATGGCAGGAGCAATATGCGGCCATCATGAAAGGCAACTACTCTGAGGAAGAACGTGCATCGCTGCTGAAGCAGTTGCAACAGGCGATAGCGGCAGCGAAGGAGGGCTATGCTGCCGAGGCTCAGGCCATCCACGACCTGATGGGCACTGGCAACGCCAATGACCAGGGAGCGACGATGAACATGGCCGACAAGGCGACCCATGACCAGTTTGAGACCTACCTTGGCATTGCCGTGGCCCAGCAGATGGCAACGCTTCAGGGCAATGACGTGCGGGAGCAGATCCTGGCGACGCTCCGGGGCATGACGGGAATCACGACGCCAAGCGGCGACACCGTCAAGGAGATAAGGACAATGCTCAACACCTCCAATGAATACCTGCTTGACATCAAGCGTAGCAACAGGTCAATATTGAATCTGTTCGGTGAAAAGCTCGACACTATTATATCACGTTTACATGGATTGATTTGATATGCCACAAGGAGAAGTACAACTTAAAAAAGGCAATGTGTGGGTGGATGCCTATACAGAATACGGTCTCTCATTCGAGGATGAGGGTCTTTCCCGTATTATGACCCCGGCACCACATAAGGAGCCGGTACAGAATAAGAACATGGCCATGCACGGCACATCGATAGAGGGTGGCGTGGGCTATAAGGACGTCCGCACTTTGTCGGTACCGATGCACATCACGGCACCTACAAGGGCGCAATTTTTCCAACGGTATTGGAAGTTCTGCCAGGAGATACTCGATCCTGGCTGGATTCACCTCACGCATTCAGCCCTCAGTGGTGTGGTATTCCATTTCCGTTATGTGGACTGTCAGCCGTTCTCTCAGTATAACCGGAAAATAGCAAAGTTCACGCTGTCACTCGAGGAACCTAATCCCAACAACAGAACGTAACTATGGCATTTCCTATCGATAACATATACGAGTCAGTCGTAAAGGAGCAGAACATCAATGACGGCGGCTATGTGCAGATGGAGTGGAACTCCACCGACAACGCCTCTCTCGCCGTAGGTACGACCTGCCCCATCGACAGCGACTATATCCTGTTCTCCACCTATCACCCAAGCCAGCAGACCGCCTGTGGGTACCACTACAGCGTGAAGTTCCTGCACCGCATGGCACAGTTGGACTACCTGCCTTTCTACTTCAAGACAAAGGCGGTGACTGGTGTGGATGGCCAGGGAGCAGTCACCTACGAGGATATTGTGCTCTCAACCTATCCATATACCGGCAACATACAAACGATAGCCGAGGCCCTTGCCGACTGTCTTAGCGACCACGGCGACCTCGGACAATGGACGGCTGACGTTAGCGGCCTTTCCAGGAGCGTGACGGCCAGCATCAACTTCGACGGTGCCACCGTCAAGGGAGCAGCCCAGGCCATTGCCGATGCCTTCGGCGTTGACTACCAGTTTATCTGGAGCAGCAGAATTATCAAGTTCGGATCGTTTGACATGAACGGCGACACACCGGCATACGGCCGGTTGCAGACAGGAGCCAACGGCATCACTGAAAGCGTCGGCACCCTTGTTTCGGCTACCGACGGCGGCATCCAGTACAACACCTTCCGCATCCTCGGAGGTACCAGGAACATGTCGAAGAAAACCATCAAGGGCCAGAACGTGCAGGTGACGCAGCGCCTCATGCTCGACACAAACGGCAGCATCCTCGGCGGCGGCAGTCCCAAGATCATGAAGGACCTGGTATTCGATGACATCTACCCGAAGATGGAGCTTTGGATGTACGATGTTCATGAGCGCAGGTGCTGGCTTACCGACGAGAACGGCAAGAAGATTGTGGACTCCACCGAGGAAGACCCAGAGACGGGAGGCACGATAACCCACTACAAGCAGTATTCAAAATGGTACTTCAAGTTGGCGTACTGGAACGGATCGGAACTGGTGGCTTATTCCTTCGACCCCTCGCTGATTATTGCCGGGCTTCCCCTCTCGATGGTGTTCCAGCCGAACTATGCCGACGGTGCGCTGCCACAGCCGCTCGTTGGCCGTGAGTTTGAGCTGACCTACTTTGACGCTCTGAGTCCTGCCAGGGAGAAAGAGGCTGACGACATCGGTGACGGCTACCAGCCCGTACACGGTGAGTTCCGCATCATCTTCAAGGTGGAGGGCGGAATGATCCTGCCATCGACCAGCGAGGAAACCATCAGGCCCTACGGCGACAGCATGAGCCTTGTGAACAATAAGGTCACGCTCGTCAACGTGGCCATGGACGAAGTCTATAAACAGGCTGCAAAGGCTGAGCTTCTGGAGGCCGGACAGGCTGCTATGGCGGCATACACCCGTGACAAGAGCAGCTTCACCTATCTCACCTACGGCACGCCTCCGGCCCTCGGCGGTAACATTACCATGGTGCGCCAGGATCTGATAACCGGGGAGGTGCAATACACCGTCGGCAACTACCAGAACAGCAAGGGACTGATAGGCCGTCTTTCTGACAAGATAGACACCATAGGGAACAGCGGCGGCAATGCCACCACCGGGGAAGATGGCACGGGAACCAGAGGCGGCGGCGTGAGTGAGCTGTCTATCCCCCTGCTGTCACGTCTCATGGGAAGCGGCAGCGTGATCAAGGACTCGCTGACGATTCTCAGGGAGCTTATCCTTGGTACCAACGGGCATGGTGTGTTTATTGATAATAACGGTGACGCAAGCATGACCATAGGCTCCCTCACCGTTCTTGGCACTACCCATCTGAATGAGATAGACATCAACCACATCAAGCACACTGGCGGTATGCTGGTAGTCACCAAGGCCAATATCATCGTTGACCATGTGGAGCATCTGAGCGGCGGGCTGGATAAACTGTACTTCCGCAGGGTGGACGGCAACGGACAGCACATCTACAACCAGTTCGAGGTTGGCGACCTTGCGCTGATGATGGTTTACAACGAGGCCCTGGACGGCAGCATCAACCGCTACTACTGGCGTGAGGTGTCTGCCATCGATGACGGGACGGAAGAGTTCGGCTATATCATTCTTCTGCCGTCGAGTGTTTCCCACTCCGAGCCAAGGGAGGGTGACGTGGTCGTGCAACTCGGCAACACCACCAAGGCAGAGCGTCAGGGTGCCACCGTTCTCGGCGGCAGCGGCCCGTTCGGTGGTTTCTTTGCCGTTTACGACGGATTCACGACGTGGAGAGAGTCTGCCCCGTTGCTCAACGATTACAACACTGCCATTACCTACATATCGCCCAAGAAGAACAAATTCAACGGCGATTCCGTCAGCATTGCCGGACAGGACTTGCAGTCACAGCTTGACGCGCTTCGTGCATCTCTCCTGTCTGTCAGTCAGCAGAGCGACAAACAGCTGGTCATCTGGTACGGTGACGAAGATGCGCCGCTTCCCAACTCCGGCGACCTTACCCACTACAACGACCCGGCAAAGGACTGGCACGATGCCGACGTAGCGGCTGGGAACACAGACCAGCAGGAACTACACCTCGAAGACGTGTACTACCTTCGTCGCAACAATACGACCCGTGTAGGTGGCCGTGCATGGCAGTGGACGTATGACACGGCCACAGGCAAGTTTCTGTGGGTGGAGATTACCGATGTCGATACTCTGGCCGCCCTGGAGGCTGCTGACGATGCCGTGGCAACGGCTAATGAAGCCAAGCAGAAGGTGGAGAACTTCGGCGACGACGGCATCATCAGCGCGGGGACAGAGAAGAGCGAGCTGCTGATTATGTGGCAGGACACCGTGGCCGAATATGTCAAGCTCATTGAACAGGGACAGGACTACGACCTCGACGACGCACAGAACACCGTTGAGAACAATGAGGTGACATATACGCCGTACAATGACTATGAGCGTCGGTATTATGCGCTTGCACTCATGCTCAACGGCAACAGCACAGAGAACATCAACAGCATCAAGGTGGGTACTGCAGTTCCTGCATGGCTCCAGTCACTCAACGTTGACGTAAAGCTCTCTGACTATTCTTTGACGGCCACCGACTACCGTACCACTTGGAAGAACTACTTCGACAGCCGGGCAGCATTGCTGAAGGCCATTGAGGGAGCAGCGTTGGCAGCTACTGAACACGCCCAGACAGATGCCACCAACGCCCTCAACAAAATCGGTGACATGGGTAATGACGCGAAGCTCGACCCGTCGGAGAAACTGACCGTGAAACGTGAGTTCGTGGCAGCATGGCGTGAACGTGATGAGATCATTGCCCGTTGTATGGAGGGGCAGAACTACGTCAACGGCACTATTAAGACTTCGTATATTGACCCATACGTTGCAGCCTTCCTCGCTGTGGCAACCTACCTGAACGGTTCTAACGGCACATGGTACACAGACCCAACGACGCATGAAACGAGCGACCCGGCCTATTCTGCCGACAATGCCCTTGACAAGATACCCCTCTGGCTTCATGCCAACAGAAAGGATGCGCAGGGCAATGACATCACGGAAACCATCAACGGCGACACATGGCGCAACCTGTGGTCTGCTTTCTATGCAGCACGCACAGCCTTGTTGACGGCACTCTCTGAGGATGCGAAGGATAAGGCAGACGCAGCCCAGCAAGCCGCTGACGATGCACAGGAAACAGCCGACAAGAAAAAGCGTGTGTTCTCCACATCTGCCAACGAACTGCCTCCGGCTCCCTATGACGTAGGCGACCTGTGGGTAAATGCCATCTGGTACACCGAGACAACGGTTAATGGTGTAACAAGCCGCACCTACAAATGGACTGGCGACGTTCTCTATTGTAAGACTGCCAGAACCACCAACGCTGCAAGGAGCATCAATGACTGGGCTGATGCAGCAAGCGGCACTACGGCGAAGATTGAAAACCTCGGCGACCAGATCCTGGCAGAGGTCAACAACCGCAAGAGTAAGACCAAGAGCGGCCTTCACCTTGACTCTACCTCCGGCAGCTTGTATGTGGAAGCCTACGACAGCACGACCGACAGCTGGACTACACTTGCAACAATCTCACTGGCCCTGGAGAAGAACAGCAGCGGGAACTTCACGGGCAAGCTGAATCTCTCTGCAAGCAATGTCGTGATAAACTCCGACTTGATGACGGTCATATCCAATGGCGTTTCCATCGAGGCAGACCAGGTGGACTTCACCACGGGAACCTTCAATATCGATTCAAGCCATGTCACCTTCCACGCTGATGACATAAGCGCGGCGGTTGGTGATGCTGGATTCCTGCTGGCAGATGATCTCATAGAGGCTTTCGTCGGCGACTTGGCAAGCATAGCCGCGAATGACAAGAAGGCCATCCAGAACCGCCTCGGACTTGTCATCAGGTCTGACGGCAGCAATGGTGAGTTCTCATTCGGCACATACAGCTATGCCAACAATGCCTACACATGGCAGGCCGGACTCTCATTCAAGACTGAGAATGGTAATACGAAGCTTCTGCTGAATGCCAATAACGTTGAGATAAACGCCAATGTCACCATCAGAGGCGAGAGTGTCCGCTTCGGTAACAACAGCCAATATACGGTTGGTGATATCATCGACGGCTATATTGATGACGCCCTCGATAACTTCACGGTGTTGGCCAAGCACATCGGCTTTACTGCTTCTGATCTGAATATCACGGCTGGCGATGTGAACTTCAACTCAGGAAACTATACCATCAATGCAGACAGAATAGACTTTGTGACTAATGGAGTCAGCATTGAGAACGCCAACCATGTGACTACATTTGAGATTGATACCAATGGCGATGTGACCGTCAGAGGAACGCTGTACGCCAATGGTGGTGAGTTCGTCGGTGTCACGGTGAAAGGAAATATTTTCACACCTGCAGTTATTATCAACAGCAGCAATCTGTCTAACTACTTGCAGCTATTGACTTCTGGCCACTATTACCTCAAAATAAGGGAGAGCAATAATATCCAAATTGAGGCTGATATAAGCCAATACGGATTGTCGCTACCTGCTGTTCTGAGTGATGACATGATAGGGTGTGAAATGAATATACTAAACATATCAGGAAGCACCTTTATAATAACAGGCGGTTACATCATTGATAACGGTCATACCACTATTACCCCATTTGTCGCAAACGATGGAAATGATGCCAATATTAACCAATATTTTCTGCATCATCTTTGCGAGGCGAAAGTCAAACTCATAGATAACCAAACGGCTCAGTTGAGCGGAAATGCTCCATATGTATGGATTTTAGTGTCAGTAACAAAAGTATAAATTATGAAGATTATTATGTGCAAGAGGTTCCCGCCAAAGGGATATGACGCAATGATGCTTGTCTGGTGGCTTCTCGTGAAAGAGGGCTACCAGATAACGCCTCGCTTACTGATTCACGAAGAGATACACAGCCGACAGCAAAAGGAAATGCTGGTCGTGTTCTTCTTTCTCTGGTACGGGCTGGAGTTCCTTTTCAGGCTGATCCAATACAGGAGCAGGGATAAGGCATACCGAAGCATATCATTCGAGCGCGAGGCATACGCCAACCAGAACAATACTGGCTATCTGTCTGAGCGCAGGAGATTCGCATGGATTCACTATTTAGTAACCAATAAAGATTAGTTATTATGAAGATTGATTTTTCAAAAGTCCAGATTAAGGACATCGAGGGCAACGCACAGACCGTTGACATCTCGAAGGAGTTAGGAAACATGATGTACCTGAATGCCCAGGACATCGCAGTAGCAGACCTCGGCCATGACATCTACCACAAGAAGGAAGTGGAGTTGAACAAGGAGCAGGCCCAGAACGTGAAGGTGTTTGTGGAGCAGGGCTTTAAGGCCATCCTGAAGCGTGAGCTTATCCCAATTCTCGACTCAATCCAGTAAACCATGCCCCTGCAGCACATCAAGCTACACGTAACGAGGCAGGAGCCGGATGCCACCGGGCGCAGAAAGATTGTCCGTATCAAGGTGGCCGACACCAACATGCCAGGCGTCGATGACGGCAAGGGGACGCGCAACGTTCCCCTGCTGCTGACCCATGCCCTCAGTATCGGTGGCGAGAATGTGGCAGAGCGCATAGGCTTCGACTACTTGTTTGACAGACCCGTAGATGGGAGTCCTGACGCCGGGGGATTCCCTCTTGGAGAGGAAACGGGCTTTCCCTATGTTTTCAATCCTACGGATGACCCGGACGTATTCGGTTTTGAACTATTAGAATAATACTATGGCAGTACAGAAGATAAACTTCCCGAACAAGGTGAGAGGCGACTTGTTCACCACGGCCAATGCCAATGAGGTGAAGGAGGCCGTGAACCACAATGCCGACGAGGTGGCAACACTGCAGAACACCGTCGGCGGTGTAAGCCAGTCGCTGACTCAGCTCTCCCAATCCATGACGGCCCTGAGTGAAGAGACGAAGACCGTCAAGGTGCAGCAGACGGAAACCACCGTAGCCATCGATCCCAACAAGATGAACATCTGGGGCAGCGTGGCCGCACTCAACATTACGCTTACGCCAGGAACCGCAGGCGTTGTCAACGAATACATGCTTCAGTTCACGGCAGCATCCGACAATTTCACGCTGACCTTATCTGATACCGTCAGATGGGCGGTTGAGCCGGAGTTCCAGGCAGGCCACACCTACTATGTGAGCATTCAGGACGGGCTCGGATTGTGCGCGGGATGGGAGGCCGCAGCGTCATGAGCGAATTCAGACGCAAGCTAATGATGATGGCTCTGTCAGCCTGGCACAGCGTGACGGCGTGGTTTCACGGTGAGGGTTTCTTCTACGGTGAAGGATGGTTTTATAATGACTAACACCTATCAGATATGGCAAGACAAGGAAGGATAATAAACGAAGTGCTCCAGGATCTCAGGCAGGCTTGGGGCGGTACGGACAATGACGGCAAGTGGGCTTACGCCTTCGAGCAGATCGAGGCAGTCATCAAGCGGGCTTTCGCCGACCATGAGACGAAGCTGGGACAGAAGATCAGCGGCCTCAGAGTGAATAACCAGATGCAGGCGAACGATGTCAACGGGGTGGTGGACATTACCCTTCCCGTCGTTGACCAGTCGCTTTCCGAGGAAAGCCCCAATGCGGTGCAGAACGCGGCCATAGCCACCGAGTTCAAGAACGTCAAGGACCAGCCTTTCCTCAGTGTCAGGACGGAACCCGTCGAGGGTGACACTTCGCAGTTGAACATGGTATTTACCAATGCAAGCGGCACGGACTTTGCCAGCGTCCGCATCCCTGCAGCCAGCGAGGTGGGCACCGTGACATTTCCGAGGGTTACGACGGAACTTCTGACCCCTGCCCGTGTGAAGCTCGGCGACAGCGTCAGCATGAGGTGGACGTATGACCACATCATCCAGGAGGATGGTGTGCAGCAGTCGAGCGGTACGGCAGCGCAGACCATCACCCTGCGGGCCATGATCGGCGCCACGGAGATCTACAGCGAGACGAAGCCGCAGGTGGCTGCAGGAACCACCGGGACGCTGACGCTCGGCCCCGATGTCATTACGCAGGCAGGAACGGTGAACATCTACGTCATAGCCCAAACGGTATATGGCGAGGAACCGCAGAGGGCGCAGGGTTTCAAGAGCGTGTCGGTAATCACTATGGACTTGGCCACCTCCTTCGACCCGGCATCGGCACTTGCACTGAGCAACGGCTTCACTGACGGCCAGACAATCACCATTCCCTATACCTACACTGTACCTGCCGGCACAAGGCTCAGAGTGTGGATAGACGGCGGTGAGCCTATAACGAGCGACATCAGCGGTACTGGCCGGAACTATGTCTATCTGCAAGCCAGTGACCTTGCGGCCGGCCGGCACAATGTACAGATGCTGGCAGAGTCAAGCGGTCTGTTGAGCAATGCCGTGAGTGTGGACGTTCTGAAAGCCGGGGGTACTGCTGACTATCTCGGTATGCGTCTGACGGTACCTGTGGCCCTTCTGAGTGACATGCCCCTGCCTTACGCATACGGCAATGCAGCCGTTCCCCTGTCAGCGGAACAGTTCGGGGCTATGGCCCTGGACTTTGCTGTATGGCAGGCCGAGAATCTGGAAGCCACCGTCGAAGTGTCAGTTGACGAAGTGGTGACTCAGAGGCTTTCCGCAGACCGTACCATGCAGACGCTGAATCAGCGTTTCGACACCAGCGGTACTCATGTCATGACTATCACCGTCGGCAGTGTGACGAGAACCTTTGCCGTCGTGGTGTCGGCTGCTGCAGGTGTGACAGAGACAGAGCCGGTAGGTTACAGAAACAAGCTCACAGCCAACGGGCGCACGAACAGCGAGAGTCTGGCCACACGAAGCGACTGGGGCGGTATCACTACGTTTACAGGCGTTGACTTCCGCACGAACGGGTGGAACACCGACGCGCAGGGAGTAACGGCCATGCTACTGACGAACGGGGCCAGATCGACGCATGAGATTTACCCCTTCGTGCTTGACGAGCAGGATAATGACTACTCCATCCAGAACCAGGGCATGACGCTGCTGATGGACGTGAAGCTCTCGCAGGTCATGGAGCGCGGCGCAACCATCATTAGCTGCCTCTGGGATAATGGCGGCGAGGGCTACCCGATGGGCATCAAGGTCACCACCGAGGAAGCCGGCCTTTATTTCGGTGGTGTCGAGAGCATCAAGACGGCAGAGAAACTGACCGATGCCAACGGCAACTATCTGGATGCCAACGGCAACGTCGTGTCGAGCAGCAGCCAGGCCGTAGACCTGTATGTGACACGTCCCCATGGTGTGGTTACGAACATGGCCCGTGACATCTGGATGCACCTTGCTTTCGTCGTGCAGCCTATTCGCAACGGCAACGGCCTGGCCATGCTGTTCGTCAACGGCAAACTGAGCCGTGCCAACCGTTATACAGGCTCATTGAGACAGAACACGCCACAGCCTATCACCATTGACTCTGACAAGGCAGACGTGAGGGTTCGCAGCATCTACTACTACCGCACACCGCTCACGGCAGACGAGATTGTTGCGCTCCAGATTCTCACCCGTCCGACGGCAGCTGAGATACAGGCAGCGCATGAGGCCAATGCCGTAGGCGACAATAACAACACGGCAGACAGCGACGGCAACATTGCCATCAACCGCGACACGCTCAGAAGCAAAGGGCGTGGTACTCTCACCATCATCAGGAGCGGTGACAGCGGCAACGGCCTCGACGACCTGTTTAGCTGTGTGGATAAGAAACAGGACTTCCTGGCTGACTATGTGCGCTGGGATCCGCCACTGGATGCCAACGGCAACCCCATCGGACAGGGCTTCGAGGCATACAATGTGATTATCCGCATTCAGGGAACGTCCTCTGTCAAGTACCCGTACAAGAATATCCGCATCTACATCGTGAAGGCTTACGGCACGCTGGAGCGCGTTCTGTTTGTCGGTGGTGTGGACGTGACGGCCACCGCCAAGGGCTATGCCATGCGAGGGCCGGGCAACAGCATCGAGCAGAGTGTCCTGTGTGCGAAGACTGACTTCGTGGACTCGTCGCTGGCCGGTAATACTGGCGGTGCACACCTCTTTGATGACACCATGAGGGCATTGGGATTGCTGACACCACCACAGGAGTATGATGCCCGTGTCCGTCAGGCCGTCGATGGCCTGCCCTGTGACATCTTCGCCGGTAAGAGCATAAATGGCACACTGACCTATTGCGGCCAGTTCGTGCTGAACAACGAGAAGAGCAAGAGCGGCGGCATCTTCGGCATGGAAGGTGTGAAGGACGGCAACGGCGACGAGGTGAACTGGCCGTGTGCCTTTGCCCTCGAAGCTCTTGACAACAACTCCCCGATGACGCTGTTCCAGCCAGCGGGAAGCGCAGGAAGCACGGCCTTGAGGAATCAGCTTGCAAGCCTGTTCGACAACGGCTTTGAGTTCAACTTCCCCGAAGATGCGAAGTGGGCCAACGTCAACGAAGGCCAGTGGGACAGCAGCAAGGGCAAGTGGAGCGTGAAGCCTGTAGGCGGCACGTTCACCGACGCCAACGGCACTGAGTGGACTGGCGCCCGTGGAGCCGTCGAGCGCCTGATGGGCTGGATATACGATTGTGTGCCAGCGGCCATGCGCACCAATCCTGACTACGGCACTTCTGCAGGCTGGAGCGAGACGAGCAAGGCGAAGTGGGTTTCCACCAAGTTCAAGAACGAGATAAACCAGTATTTCAACCGCGACCACCTGTTGTCGTACTACCTCATTGACGACTATCTGGCTGGTAAGGATCAGCTGGCGAAGAATATCCTCTGGCGCAACTGGGACGGCTTGATATGGTGGGCTGGCTATTACGACGGTGACACATGGGAGGCAATTCGTAACGATGCCTTCATTGTCTATCTGTACAACATCACCCGTGACAGCTACGACTCAGAGCGTGCCAAGTATGCCTTTGAGGGCCATAGCTCATGGTTGTGGTGCCTGGTACTGGCAAACCTCGAAGATGAGTTGAAAGAATGTGCAGTAGCCTTGCGTAACAAGCTGACGACTCAGAAGATGATAGATGAGTTCGTGAAGACCATGATTTCCAACTGGTCGGCACGTCAGTACAACAAGTCCGGCAAACTGAAATACATTGACACCATCGACAACATGAACTATGTCTATACGCTGACTGGTAGCCGCGAGGAACACATTACGCAGTTCTTGACTGACCGTGCAAGGCTGCTCGATGCCCGCTACGGTGCCGGCGACTACAACGGCGACGTAGTGACATTTACGGTGGTAAGAGAGGCGACCGATACTCCTTCATCGCTGAAACTGACCAGCGGCGACCTCTACTATTTCGGCTACAAGTTGAACGGCCGCTGGCTGCAAGGGCCATCGAAGGCTGACCTCGACGAGGAACTGACGCTGAACTTCACACAACGGCTGGCCACCAATGACCCGCTGATGCTGGGTGGTGCAAGCTGCATCAAGGAACTTGACCTCACCAACATGGGCAGTCAGTTGAACGGTACAGTGAACCTGTCGCTTTGCACGATGCTTTCAAGACTGGTAATGCCGGCCACTGTCGGCGTGGCCAATGCTCCGCTGATTCTTGGCGAGACATCAAAGCTCCAGTATATCGACATCACGGGGCAGACAAGCGTTCATACTGGAACTGCAGGCGTTTTTGATGTGTCGAAGCACACCAGGCTAACCACTCTGCTGGCAGGAGGAACGAGTCTCACCACTATCAAGATTGCTGAAGGAGCGCCCACTACAACGCTCGTTCTGCCTTCCACGCTGACCATGCTCACGCTGCGCTACCTGCCTAACCTCACACATGGCGGCCTGACACTACAGAACGCGGCAAGCATTACGGCACTCAATTTTGCAGAGTGTCCTAACCTCGACTGGCGCATCCTGCTGCAGCAATGCCCGAATATAAACCATGTGCGCATTGAGGGCATGAGCGGCCGTGTCCGCTCTTCTGTGCTGAGACCTTTCATGTCCGGCTACTTGGGTCTGACGGCCACAGGCGCTGAGCAGACCTATCCGGCCCTTATCGGAACAGTTGAACTGGAGGACTATCCGGAGGACGGCAATCAACTGGTGACGTTCTTTGAGCGCTGCGGCTTGACCGTCGTGTTGCCGGAGTACACGATGATAGAGTTCGATGACTCGGTGAGCGACGATGCCAACGTGAGCAATCTTGACAATAGGACGGGCTACAAGTACGGCAATGACTACGAGCCGAGCGGCCACATTGCCGCTCTGCTGAGTCAGCGTCACCGTGTTCTGGCGAAGCTGACGCGGATGCCGACGAGCCGGGCCATCACCCATGCGGGCGTAGATACGCAACAGAACAACCCTGACGGTGAGATGACCATCTTCCCGCTGCACGACAGCGACTCCAGATACTATGCCGATGCACAGGACGTGAGCCAAGCCACGGCGGCAAAACTGGACAGCACGGAGGGCGACTGGATGATGCTGGAGCCTCATCGCTGGACAAAGGGCGTGAATGACTACCTGAACCAGAAGCACTACAGCTGCTATAGCATAAAGAGGACGCGCCCGGCCACTCCTGACGTGGACGTGCTGACGCTGGCACAGATCCAGACGGCTGGCAATGTTCGCCAGGGCTACAAGATTATGACAGGGAAGCAGACCCTCTCCAGTTCCTACACAGCGGACAGCAGCTATTCGGTGTGCAAAGTGAGCGTGGAGGGCTACCGCCGTGTAAGATTCCCAAGCGTGCCGGGAACAAACCTTGTAGGGTCAATTTTCACGGATGCCGATGGTGTGGTGCTCCAGAGCGTCATCGTCTCTACGGTGGGCATGAGGTTCGAGGCCGGTATGTACCTAATAGCCGATGTCCCGACAGATGCTGCCGCCCTGCATTTCTCCATCCTGAACTCAGCAGACTTTGACAAGGTGGTGCTTGACGCACACGCCACACGGATTGAGGACATGGAGCCTGAGTGGGTGGAGACAGAGGAGTACCTGCTTGGTGTGTCCGGCTGTTCCCCTGTAGGCTCGCTTTTGCGTTCGTGCGTGGTGAGCGGCTCGACGGCGGCAAGTATGCCTTGGACGGACTTCCACTACTATGCCCAGCAGCGCGGTCTCCAGCTGATTGACGGCCTGATGCACAACGATATCGGGAACCTGTTCTTTGCAAAATATGGCAGGAGGGACAGTCAGATGCAGTGCGGTGCCGGTTCGCACACCAACAGTCGCACGACGGGCGCAACGGCAAGGCTTGGCATGCAGGACACGGTAAACAGCAACGGCGAGACTGTGGGCGGCGTGGAGAGCCAGGGAACGGCGTTCTACCAGACCGTGAACGAGCTGGGACAGGTGAGTTTCAAGACGATTGCGAGCACGAACTGTCTGGGTTATGAGAATATCTACGGCCACAAATACGACATGATGGACTGCGTGGACGTGCCGAACAGCAGCGGCAAGTCACTCCGCTGGCGTTACAGGATGCCGGACGGCTCTGAACGCTGGGTGAAGGCGAAAGCATCGGACGGCTACATTGCCGGTGTGGCTCACGGCCTGTATATGGACTTAGTTCCCGTCCGCAACATGAACGGCAGCAGTTCGACATATTACTGCGACTATTACTATCAGTCCACTTCTGCCGGCCGTGTGGTCTATCGCGGCAGCTACAGCGCGTATGCGAATGGCGGTGTGTCGAGTGCGAGCGCGAGCCACGCCCCGTCGGGTGCGGGCGCGAGCGTCGGGTCGCGCCTGGCCTTCAGAGGGCAGATCGTGAGAGCGGCGAGCGTGGAAGCGTTCAAGTCGATAACCGAAGTCACGGGTGCGTAAAGCGGCAAAGCGTGCGCGGAGCGCAAAACGGGAGCGAAGCGACAAAGCGTCATGTCCGAGGAACGAGGACATCAACAATACGGGCGTAAGCCCGTCGGATTTTGAAAATATTGAGTAGAATATGGGAAAAAATGAGTACCTTTGCACGCGAAAAGGTAGAATCCCCCAATAGGCCGTGTGGTCTATCGCGGCAACAACAACGCGAATGCGAATGGCGGTGTGTCGAATGCGAACGCGAACAACGCCCCGTCGAATACGAACGCGAACGTCGGGTCGCGCCTGAACTACAAACAGACAAGAATAATCGGCGTACAGCATCGGGGACGTGTCCCTACAGCGGAGCCGAGGGGGGTGAGCCTCACCAACAGCGGCAATATGCCGGAAAGGTGGAACATCGAGTATCGGGGTGCGAGTTTGGTAGGGCGGAAACGCTTCGAAGAAGTCAGGCCCCAAAGGTTTGAAGGCTCAAAGAGCCTAAATGTATCTTATGCACAGAGACAGTTTTATTATCGAGCAAATCGTGGTTGACTCCAACATGGAAGAGGCTTTCGATAAGGTTCTCCGAGGTGACGAAAGAAAAAACAGCACGGAGGGCCGGAAACTTCTTGCGCAGAAGAAAGAGACCCTGGACAAGATCAAGAGTGAGATTGTCCAGGGTACCTTTAAGGTTGTGAAATACGAAAACAGAGATATTCTTGAAGGCGGGAAATGGCGTAGGATTCAGATAACGTCAATGGAGCGACGTATTGGTGTATTCGCCATAATGAATGTCGTTGACACCTATTTCAAGAAAAGGTTCATACGCACAACGGGTGCAAGTATTAAGGGACGTGGAACTCATGACCTGGAGGAGTGCATACGGAGGGATATGGCAGCAGACCCGGAGGGAATGAAATATTGCTATGAATTCGATATAGTTCAGTTTTATGACAATATTATGCCTGAGTTTGTCATGTATTGCCTTCGCAGGGTGTTTAAGGATGACCGTCTCCTTCGCATTATGGATTCTCTTCTTCACATGATACCGCAAGGCATCAGTAAGGGGCTCAGAAGTTCTCAGGGACTTAGCAATCTTTTACTGTCAACTTTCTTAGACCACTATTTGAAAGACACTTGCGGCGTTTCGCATTTCTATCGTTATTGTGATGACGGGCGAATCTTCAGCGGGCAGAAGCTTGATTTGTGGATGGGCCGGGACATAGTACATGAACGCACGGCACTCATTGATTTACAGATAAAAGGAAACGAACGTGTGTTTCAGACCAGGAATGGGGTGGACTTTCTTGGTTATGTGACCTACAGCCCTGAGTTTGTAAAACTACGAAAGCGAGTGAAGAAGAATTTTGCCCGTAAATTTCACAAAGTAAAAAGCCGCCGACGCCGTAAGCAGCTCATAGCGTGTTTTTATGGCATAGCGAAACATGCCAACTGTAATAACTTGTTTTATAAATTAACAGGCAAAACAATGAAATCATTCAAGGATCTGAAAGTCGCTTACAAGCCGGAAGACGGCAAAAAGCGCTTCCCTGGTGCCGTGGTGAGCATCAGGGAACTGGTGAACCTGCCCATCGTGGTCAAGGACTTCGAGACGGGCATCAAGACTGAACAGGGTGAAGACCGCTGCATCGTGGCCATCGAGCAGAACGGTGAGGCGAAGAAGTTCTTCACCAATAGCGAGGAAATGAAGAATATCCTCGCACAGATTAGGGAAATGCCCGACGGTTTCCCCTTTGAGACTACCATCAAGACGGAAACCTTCGGGAAGGGTAGAACCAAATACGTATTCAGCTGATGAGAAGGATAGAAGGAACAAACAACGTGCGGCTCATTGAGTGCGTGAATCCCGTTCGGGACAAATGGCGCATACGATGGGACGTGCAGGAAAAAGAGGACGGGACGGCCACCTACATGGAGGCCGAATTCCTGCACAAGCCGACCGCCGACGAGATACGGCAGACCATCATAGGGTGGTATAATCAGCAGACAGACGAGGCCATCCTGTCCGGCTTCGAGTACGATGGCAATATGGTATGGCTGTCAAGCGAGAACCAGTTTAACTACAAGGCTGCGCATGACCTTGCCGTGCAGACCAGCGGCGCAACGCTGCCAGTGACGTTTAAGCTGGGAACTGACGAGCATCCAGTCTATAAGAAGTTCAACAACCTGGGGGAACTCACCGAGTTCTACAGACAGGCCATGCTATATATTCAGGGCGTGCTGGCCGTTGGATGGGAAAAGAAGGATGCTCTGGACTTGTCTCTCTACGAGACATAGACTCTGAAGCCTACGGGGAGGCTAAAAAACCCCCGGCCTGTTAATAGTCGTCTCACTTACTCTTAACACGTAAATCGCCACAAGTGCGCAGCCGGGGGCTATACCTCCTGCCGCACTTGTGGCTTTTTGCATGTAATTATAAGTGAGACGGTGCAAAATTACAAATTATTTCTGATATGAAGTTATTTGAGGCATTAAATTTTTATCGTGAGCCTATAAAAAGGCTCGTTATGGCAGGATTCAAGCCTGAGGACTGTGAGTTCCTTGGACTATATGAGGACTATCTGTCAATGCAAAACGAGGGTGGGAAGAAAGAATGGATGGTAGCCGTATTGTCTGAAAAGTACGGCATCAGCAAGAGGCAGGTATATTATAAAATAAAGCACTTTGAAACTGACTGCACGAAGTGTGCAGTATGATTTGTGTTGTGTTTTCTTTGGTCTCGCCGATTATTCCGACCTTTGCCGACGGTTTAATTTTTAGCGAGACATGAGAAAGCATTATTCATTGGCTCCGCTGCCCTTCATGGGCCAGAAGCGGAGGTTCGTAAAAGAGTTTGTAAAGGTGCTGAAGGCCTACCCCGACGGCACGACATTTGTGGATTTGTTTGGTGGTTCAGGCCTGTTGTCGCACATTGCGAAGTGTCAGAAGCCAAACTCCAAGGTAGTATATAACGATTTCGACGGCTACCGTCACCGGCTGGAGCATGTCGCACAGACCTATGCGCTGCTGGCAGAACTGAGGCAGATTGTGGCCAGTGTTCCACGCCATCAGCTCATATTGGGCTTAGATCGTGAGCGTGTGTTTGACTGCATTGCCAAGTATGAGGCCCGTGACGGATATGTGGACTTTATCACGCTTTCGTCGAACATCATGTTCTCGATGAAGTACAGGCTGAGCATCGAGGAAATGAGGAAAGAAGCCCTCTATAATAATATCAGGACATCGGACTATCCTGAATGTCCGGATTATCTGGATGGCCTGACCATCGTGTCGGCTGACTACAAAGAGGTATTCAACCAGTACAAGGACACGCCTGGTGTGGTGTTCTTTGTTGACCCTCCCTATCTGAGTACAGAAGTCGGCACCTATAAAATGTACTGGAAACTGTCTGACTATCTCGACGTGCTGACTGTTCTGACTGGGCATCCCTTTGTGTATTTCACTTCCAACAAGTCTTCTATCATTGAACTGTGCGACTGGATGGGTAAGCACCCGACGCTTGGCAATCCGTTTAGTGAGTGCAAGAGAGTGGAGTTCAATGCCACGCTCAACCACATTTCGACCTACACGGACATCATGCTCTATAAGAAAGCGGCTTGAACGACATTCTAACCCAATTATAATGGTCTATGAACAAGTATTACCAAATTCTGTCAAAGGTGCTTGCAAACGGCAAGTGCCAGACAAACAAGAAGGGCAGCATCAAGTATCTGCTCAATGAACAGTTGTCACTCACTCCGGCTGATTTGCTCGACATCTTCGAGAGTCACGGTATTGCCAGGAAGAAACTGAAAAGCGAACTTCAACTGTTTATGCAGGGTGAGCGTCAGGTGGAAAAATACCGTGACGTTGGCATCAACTGGTGGGATTATTGCGGTTCTGTGCTGGTGAACAGTTATCCGACCTATTTCGAGAAACTGCCACCGCTCATCGCGAAGATCAATCGTGAGAAGCGAAACAGCAAGAACTATGTATTGTTCCTCGGTTCCACTGATGCAGAAAGCAATCAGGCTCCTTGTCTGAGTCTTGTACAGTTCCAGATAGACGAAGGAGAGTTGGTCGTTTCAGCCTATCAGCGAAGCAGTGACGCAAATCTGGGTCTGCCTTCTGACATTTACCATCTCTACTTGATGGCTCGACAGATTGACTTGCCTTTGAAATCAATCACTCTAAACCTCGGAAATGTTCATATCTATGAGAACAACATCGAGAGGACAAAGAGTCTGCTCGAAGGTAATGAGAACGTAAAATTCGACCTCAATGTATGA